CTTTCCAACAAATCCTGATATTGCAATTTCAAATGACAGTTGTGTTGTAGGTACTGATTCGTAAAATGTAGCAGGGATAGAACTAGTGTGATATACAACATTCCCCATAAAATCAATTTCACCGGTAAATGTTTTGTATATTCTATCATCGCGGAATGTAGGCATAGCATTACCTATTAACTCAATAGTACCTACAGCTCCAAATTTTGTATCAGCATACATCATAACATCTCTACCGTCTTTAACTGCAGTAACGCTATATTTTAGAAACTGAGGAGTTAACTCATCTAAGTCAGCTTGCGGAATAGTAGTATATCCTATTCCTTTTTTTGCAGGAATAGGGTTAATGACATACGGACTGTTAGGTAATTCATTACCGGATGCATCCATTACGTTTAATGAGATAACACTTACTGTAGTTAAATCAATTCGTTTTTGATCTGCATTTTTAATGTCGAACTCAATGGTATTGTCAATACCATTATAAATTTTTACGTTTCTTTGATACACTGATGTAAACTCCACTGTGAACCCAACCAGATCAGCAATAAGCTCGACTCGGTTTGGGTATAAATAGCTTGATATTTTTTGCATTGGCAATATCCTTTATATATATTTATGGCAAACTTAAGAGATAACATAGAACAAAATTTACCATTTATTAGCGTATTAAACTACGGAAGCGACGAGTATGTTGGTATAATCATTAACCAAGATCAGTATGTAACTAGTTTTTACGATTTAAATGCAATTCAGACTGCTGAAGGCAAAGCTTCTTTTTTAGAAATAGGAGAGATATGGTGGTGGGAATCAAATCGACAATTTCCAATTTCTATTTTTTGTAGAGAGGAAATACGACCGTTTGCGTATGCTATTAAAACATTCAATAGTAAAGATACCCGCATTATATTAGGTCCAGTAGTTAATTTAATGAACCTAACAGTTAAACGAGTTAAACGAAAATCTGTCCAACTCGTCCGAAAACCTACCCGTTAACCTGATCACATATTAAATTCATTTGTACAATAATTGCCATAGCATACGCTATTGCATGAGATTTACGAAATGCATAACCGGTGTCAGCGTCGGTGTGTCCCCATATTTCGTTCATCACCGTAGTCCATTCTTTCCCAATCAAATAACGTTTCGCCGGTCTTATCATAGCTAGGACTGCAGCTAATTGTTCCACCGAAGTCGGCTGCATCTGTTTCAGAATATCTGTGTGCCCGTTTATATGAAATAGTAGATTTACAAAATCTTCTTGAAGTAGTAGTTCCCATATTGGTTCAATTCCCATTAAGTGTAGTAAATGATCATTATCTTTAATGTCTTTGTATATGCTAACATTTAAAAAATCAATCTTAAAATAACCCCTATCCTCGGCTTCTTTATAGTCAATTGTACTCACTCCTGAGATAGGATTATGCGGAATACTTTGACAATAAATGCCGGTGTTATGTTTCTTAAAAGCGTTTTCGTTTCTAATGGCTGCCGTGACATGTTTGATCTTTGATAACGCAGTTGATCTGTCAAAGAAATCTAAATCAATGTCTGGCATATGTGAAGAACCTCCAATTATAAAGCGGTTTTATTACAACCTCAATATTTATGTTCATAGATTACTCTCTGTAACCACAGTCTTTACAAGCTCTACATCGTGTGGCAAATGTTTAAACTTAGTAAACCAAAATGGTATATCTAACACATTACTCACTGCTGCAAGCTGTTCGTCATTAAAACGTTTTATCATTAGCTTGCCTTGATTAGAATTTAATACAATCCACGGACTAATCTTACCATCTTTAATATCGTACATTGCTCTATTTAAACTTACGTATGAGAAATAATGATTCCATTGTGAATTATTAGCATCACTCCACGCTAACATGTGAGTAATACTACGTTCTAATGCAGTTTCTACAGATTCTGTTCTAATTAAGTCTACAACGTATTTGTCGTATAGATCATCTCTACACCAATGATCTAATTTAACTCCACTAGTAACTACATAAGTTATAAACTTATCAGGATACAATGGTTTTACGTTACTAACAAAACTTCCAAACTTAACAAATGCATTGTAATATGGGCTTTTACAAAAGTCATCATATGTTTTCTTACCATGGAAGTTTTGTGTTTTTTGATAAAATGTGTTATACGTTTCAAACCCTAATACTACGTGCTTATCTCGTTGTGCTAATGCTCTACGTTTTGGCTCGCAGACATGTACTGCAAGCGTAGATTCTTTTACAAATTTACTGTTGCAGTATTGACATTGGAATGGTTTGGAAGTTGCTAGATTCATTTTTTCAATTTCTTTTTAATTTCTTTATCATCAAACCCGTATTCTTTAGCAAGGTTGACTAATTCTTTATCTGTTGTTAATGATGCAAGCATCTCAACTTCTTTCATTTTCATACTAGGATGCAATTCAGATAAGAATGCAACTTTTTTATTATCAACATTACCTTTTTTCTTAAATCCAATCCATTCGTGAAAGAATGTTTGTTCTTTATCATACGAACACATACATAGTAACATCCATAATAGCTTAGGGTGTTTTTGTAAATCAAACCAGTATCTATTATAACAACCATTTACTGATTCAACGTAATGTTCTTTTATTTCTCGAGATTGACCTTTAACATTACTAATATATCGATTTAAAATAAACAATTCGCCTTTAAGTGCTTTTTGGTTACTTTCGTCAAGCATATCCCATAAGTCATTAAGGCCTAAATCAACTGCATTAATCTTTTGTTTTAATTCTACCTTTTCGCTTAATTCTTCTTTGCTCATTTGGTGCCTTTGTGATTTCTTATAATAATTTGTCTAAATGGATTAATTCACTGTTTCTTGAAACTTCTTTTACAAAATATGCACATGGTGGTTTGTATTGTTGTCTTATTGGTGTTGCTAATAAATGGCCTATTTTCATTTTAGGAAAATACCATTTAACATCATTATAAAAATTTACTATTTCTATTTTCATAAATTCAATTCTAAAATCAGATATTGGATTAAAAATTAATGCATCAAAACCTCTATCATTTAAGCTAGTTAATGGTAATATTTCGATATGTGTTGCACTACTACTGTCGCCCACTGCAATACACCAATCAATTGGCATAGTAACTTCACTATCGCCTATTTTTAATACCATTGCAGGTGCATTAAATGATTCTAAATATATTAATGGTGAAAAGAAAAAATCCGGATCTTGCGGATTACTATTGTCTAACACACCAAATCGCATACTATCGTCGACTTCATCTGGCAGACTATTGAGCGAAAACCACTCATTGTTAACTGTTAATATATTCATTTCCAATCTACCTTATTAATTTCAAATTTATATTTTGCATCTTTATAGAACTTTTTTCTTTCTGCAAGATGTCTTTTAGCATACTTACACGTACTTGTAATGTCATAAATTTGCACAAAGTCTTTATCGTGTGCTTTTCTAATTCCTCTACCTATACTTTGTATAACCCTTGTAAAACTTTTACCTGATTCGATTAACACTAAATTAAAAATACGTGGAATATTAATACCAACTGCTGCTACACCATAAGTTGCTACAATAATTTTATTTGTCGATGTTTTAATTTCGTCGTATTCTGTTTTTCTATCTTTTGTTTTTACATTACCTGATACAAATACAGCATCTGGAATATTTTCGATTAATATCTTGCCGCTTTCGATACGACCAACTAACACTAATGTGTTACCCGTTTCTGCAATTTCGTTAATTTGATCGCTAATAAATCTCATACGGTCTTCATTTGTAACTTGATATGTTATCTCATCCGAATATGCCCTAAACTCTTTTAAATCAATTAGCTGTAATACTTTTACATGGCAGTCTGATAACACGCCTGCTTCTTGTAACTCGTATGCTTTGATACCTCCTATTACTGGTCCAATACTTGCAAATATTTGTTCGTATTCAAACTTTTCTTTAGGTACAGTACCTGTTAACCCCCAACGAATCGGTGCATTACATAAATTATGCGTAAGTAAATTTTTTAGTACATCTGCCTTTGCCATATGCACTTCGTCAACAATTACAGCAGTTACACCATCTAAAAATTCTGCTAATGATATAATATCGTGTTCGTGATTTTTACTTTTCTTGTCTAGTATGTTAAGACTTTGCCATGTGCATATTGTATGAGTTTTGTTTATATCTTTTTTATCGCCATAGTACATACCAACATCTAACCCAACGCTTACAAAGTCTTCATGTGTTTGTTCTACTAAACTCTTATTTGGAACAATAACAATTGTACGGCCATGCGGTTCGCATATGTGTGCTAGTGTTGCTGTTGTAATTGTTTTACCTGCACCAGTTGCAATCTCTTGCAATGCTTGTGTTTGCTCTAAGAATTTATTAATGGCGTCAACTTGATAGTCACGTAACATAATTGGTTGTCCTTCTTGAGCATGTCCTACTGGCCATACCTTACCTTGATCTGCCCAATATGTTTCTGTAACTGGTATAAACTCTAACTTATAATGATTTCGCAGGTCTTCTATTTCATCTATCTCAACACCGCATTTATTCATTATTGCTAAGATAGATTCTAAATTATTTAAATATCCTGTCCCACCTAACCCAAATAGACTTACTGTACCGTCCCACCTGCCTAACTTAAAGGCAGGTTGATATCTAGCATACGGTACTTCGTACTTAAATGCGTTTACTAATTTCTTACGCACGTCTAATGGTAAATGATCAAATTTAATATTAACTTCGTCTTTTATGACTAATTTAACTCCCATATGTTCCTCGTTTCAATTATTGGTTCTGTTGGAGTATATGTAATAATTAAATCACTACACGTTGCATATACTGCCGTTTTACTTTGGCGCAATGTGTTTTTAATGCAAAGTACGCTCATTGGTTTCCATCCTGTTTTAAGAAAGAACTTTGGTAGTTTACCGCCTAGCACACCTGCAACAGCTGTTGAATCATCTAGCATACTATTATACTTTCTATTTGCAATTCCGTCATTAAATATTTTGCCATCAGGCGTATTATCTAATCTAAAATAGATACCAATGTTATCTGTAATTCCATTTTTAGTTAACGCAGTTGACAATTCATTAAACTGAGTAATTGTTATTAACGGAGTGGTTTGATCAAACACTACTAACATCGGCAACCTTTTTAATTCAACTAATGACTTAACAACATTAGATAGTGTATGTGTATTACTATCAATCCATATTTTTGTTTTAGTACGATTAGCAATAGTTTCCGTTAATGTATTATTATTACACGCAACATGGTTAGTGTATTGATATCGATGTTTACGGTCTTTAATTAATAAGTCGTTTAAATCGATATTATCACCTAAATCATTATCAATTGCATGTTTAAACATTGGAAAATTAATATTTTCGAGTAAGAACTGGCTTGCTATATTTGCGTTATCCCACGTAATAATAGTATTGTATACTGCTTGTAACTCGGGAGAAACTTCAAAGTTATATTGTTCTAAGTTTTTCATTACAGTGTATAAATTTTGTTCTGTGTAATCTGCAATATAAAACGACCCAGATCTTACTTGATGAATTACAGATGATAGCGGTTTTAGGTGATTACGTATAGTAGATGAGAATGTAAATTCAATTGCAATTACTCCTGTATAGTTATCACGTAACCCATTGTATTCCGGAATAGCAGTTGAGCCAGCCGGAATATGGTATATCTTCTTAACATCTGGAAGTACACGAAACGGGTGTTGCCATTGCGGATTATCTAAGTATTCTTTGTAATCAGCGTTAGCTAATAACATAAATGGCGTGTATAACTGATTACTTAAAATTGCAAGTAACAGCGTACCTTGTTTTTCAGTAATATATGTAGTGGACTGCATTGCAGTATGTAAGCTTCGCAATGTTTTATTATCTCTTGACGAGAAAGGGGGAGTTGTAGTCATTGCTTCAAGAAATACAAAATGAAGCAAGCTGTCAATCGTAGTCATGTGTTATACACCTTATAGTAGTGACGGGCACTAAGCCCGTCATATTAATTAAATTGTTGCGTCTTCCATACCTGCACATCTTAATCGTATAATATTGCTTAATGCATACGATTTTTGATCTAAGGCTTTTGTAATACCCAACCATTGATTTCTTAGTAAAGCAAATTCGTTAATAATCTGTTCGTACTCAATTACATCATCTTCACCTTCGACAAATTTTTCACAATCGCGACTGCTTAACGCTCTTGCGTATGTTTCTAAATATTTTCTAAAGTGATAACTCTTTAATCGTTTAAGTTCGATATTAAGGAACTCAAGGATAGCTTCAATTTCTTGAAGCTGTCCATATCTATGTTCTACAATGCCTGGCATTGCTGCAGACGCACGTTCTACATTTCCTACTATTTTACACTCTTGTCTAGCACTTGTCAATTCTGTTTGAAAATATGCAATACCATCATGTAATTTTGTTATGTCGTTAGCTATTGTAGAATACCAACTCATTAAAACTCCAAATCTGTATAATCATCGTCGTCATCGCTATTATCTTCTAAGTAATAAGTAATAGCTTGATCTAAAACAGGATCGATACCTGTTGCACCTTGGAAGGTACGATCACTAGCACCAAAATCTGCTAGTAATTCAATAAATCTTTCAGCAGCAATTTCTGCTTGTTTCTTATCAATGTAGTCTGCAAATAATAACCATACATCAGCAATTTGTGTTTCATTCAACATTTTCGTCCTCCGTGACGTATTCATCATCAATATCATCAATGTCATTAGATATTAACGGTTGATCAGTAAATTCAGCCATTGCTCTTTCAAGAGCACCGTTAGCATTACTTTCCCACTCTTTACGGTATTGTTTAATTTCAGTACCGTCAGTAGCCACGTATTTAAGTCTATTACCATCTTTTGATAGCATACCTTTTTTCTCAAATAAGTCAACTAACCCACTAAATGGATTCATACCTGTAGTATACGGGATTTTAATTTGCAAAGTTTCAAATGGTTTAGCATAACGAGTTTTCATAATCTTGCATGATGCGCGAATACCGTTAACTTCACTAACTTTGTTACCATCTAAATCTTCTTTTAGTTTAAGTTTTTTCATTGCTACTACAATGCTTGATGCATAAACAAATCCCTGTCCGCCTGATATTTTGTCATCTGGGTCAAACATATCTTGACTTGCATACGTGTGATTAGTACATACTAATCCAACATTGTGACTGCCAAACATATTAACGCAATTACGAACAAGTGCAGTAAGTGCTTTAGGTTTACGACCCATATCACCTTTTAAATCACCTGCTTCAAATTGATTAATATCAGTTGGAGTTAGTAACATACCTAATGAATCAACTACAAACAATACTTTTGGTTTGTCTTCCATTGCTTTATATTCTTTCATAAACTCACTAATAGTTTTAGCTACATCATCAATCATAGCCATATTAAGTTTAAGAAGTTTTTCTTCAGTAGTGTCTACACCTAATGCGTGTAGCCATGATTCGTCAAGTGCATTTTCTGAATCAATTAGTACTACATATATTCCTTGTTCTTGTGCATTCTTAACAATGTTACCTGAACAAATATAACTTTTGCCTGCACCAGATTCGCCTGCAAACACAGTTACTTTACCTAATGGAATGCCTTTATGGAAGTCTGAACTAATAAGATAGTTAAGTGCATAGTTGCCTGTGCCAACCCAATCTGTAGGATCGTTAAAGCCTACGCCCAATCCGTCAATGCTTTTTGTTAATGTTTTTCTAAATTTTGTTAAATCGAATGGTTTTGTCGCCATGAGTATACTCCGTACATTGTAACGTAGCAAGACCCCTTGCTACGTTAATCCGTTACATCTTAATTAGCCGCGATTACGAATTCTTGCTAAAATATCATTAGCACGAGAATCGCTTGATGCTGTAGGAGCTGCTTCTACTGCAGGTTGTGGAGTATAGGTATTAACAACAGCTGGCTCATCCCATGGGGCGTCTTCTTCAACTGTGGGTACTACGGGTGCAACTACGGGCGTTACTGTTGCAGTAGGTGCTGGTGCTGCGTTTTCGTCAAACTGTACGCCATATGGTCTAAAGTATTTGCCCCAACGTTCAATGTCGTATGCTTCACCATTAACAGATGCTTCAAACATTTCTACCATAACTTTAAGTTCAACGTCGCCTGGTTTTTTAGGTAAGTAATCTGCTAAGTTAGGTAAGCCAAATTTGTCAATTGCTGATCTTTCTTCTTCACTTAGTGGACGTGTATTTCTTTTCCATGTTGATGTTGAATAGTCTGCAAAGCCGCCTTTACTGCCAACGCGCAATGTAAAGTCAAAACCATTTACATAGTCTGTAGGCAATTCTGTATATTCTTCGTCAGTTAATGCTGCGTGAATTAATTTGTTAATTTGTGGTCCGATAATAAATCTACGGATTGAATTTT